GAATGAGTTTGACAGAAACTCTTATTTTTAATAAAATGAACGTATAAGGAATTAAAATATGGCGAATTCAACATCAGCTAACCTAAAACTTACAGTTCAAGCAACTGGTGAAAATTCAGGAACTTGGGGACAAATTACAAATACAAACTTATTAATTTTAGAACAAGCCATCGGTGGCTACAGCACCTTCAACGTAACTAATGCTAGTAGAGCTTTAACTTTTTCTAACGGTGCATTATCCAATGGTAAAAACAACGTATTAAAACTAACAGGTACTTTAGCTGGAAATTTAAATATAACTGTACCTAACTCAATTGAAAAAACTTACATAGTTCAAGATTCAACTGACCATGCGGGAAATACTTTAACTTTTAAAACTACATCAGGAACAGGAGTTCTTTTATGCGAAGGAAATTGTTACATCTTATATTCAGATGGAACTAATATAGTTAAAGCAAACGAATACAGAAAATGGAGAGCAGTATCTGCGGCTGAAACAGTTCAAGCAGGTGCAAAACTTTTAGTAAATACAAACGGTGGAGGAGTAACAATTACGCTCCCCGCATCACCCGCTACTGGAGATGAGGTTTCTTTTGTGGACCAAGGTTATGATTTTAATTCTAACGCATTGACTGTCGGTAGAAATTCTTCTAATATAGCTAATGCAGCATCTGATCTTGTAGTTAACACACAAGGCGCAGCTTTTTCATTAGTGTTCTCAGGAGATGCTACAACAGGATGGACTTACACGGAGAAATAATATGTCAAATTACGAAGCAACAAAATACGATTTTTCTGGAGCAAACCTTACTGGTATCGAAGGAATTCCTACGGCAACTATTGTACCGTGGTCTTCTTCTTCAGTGCCAACAGGTTTTTTAGAGTGTGATGGAGCAGCAGTTTCAAGATCAACTTATGCAGCATTATTTGCAATTGTAGGAACAACTTATGGAGCTGGGGACGGCGCATCAACTTTTAATGTACCTGATTTACAAGATAATGTAGCAATTGGAAAATCAGGAACCAAAGCTTTAGCATCCACAGGTGGAGCAAACACTGTTACTTCTACAGGGAACGTTGGTGGTTCAACAGCTAATGCAACTTTATCAACCTCGCAACTTGCTTCTCACTCACACAATTTTCCAGCGCCAGGTGGTGGTAACCCTGACGACTGTGTCTTGACACAAACTAATAGTTCTGGAAATATTGCAAGTGCTAATACAGGTTCGGGTACGGGACACTCTCACAACATGAGTGCAACTTTTTCTGGAGATGCAACTTCAGTGTTACAACCTTATTTAGCAGTTATTTATATTATCAAAACTTAGGAGAAAATATGAAAAGTGGAGGAAATTGGACAGTAGTATTTGAAGACAGATGCATAATTAAAAATTATGCTGAAGGAGCTGCTCAAGGTATTGGATACGTAATTGATGACGATGCTTTTTGGAGTCAATCTAAATTTTCAAATATTTGGGCCATTCAACATGGCACTGCTAACACTTCTGATGAAGTAGAACATAGAGATAGCACGCCTCATAAATCATTTGCAGATGCAGATTTAGGTGACATTAGTCAATTCTCTTCTAAATGGGACTCAGCTCATTTATTAAGATTACAGGCTAATTGGGATAATAATATTCTTCAAGATGCTGATGGCAATACGATTGAGGGTGAGTCAGAAGCTGATAAAATTTCTAGATTAGGTGCGAGACCTACTTCATATTCATCGTAACATCATCCAAGAAGTTATAATATATTTCTCACCTGATAAAGGTGGGTTACCTCTATGCACGTAAGGAAAAGCGGCGGGCCAAATAACTATTCTACCTGTTTTTGGTTTTACTCTTTTTGCAAAATGTAAAAACTCTGTTTCTCCACCTTCGTCTACATCATTTAAGTATACAGAAAAAACAAAAGCTCTAGGTTCATTATTAAAACCTTTATTATGTTCTAGATGCCAGATATGGTAACCTTCGGTCGGTAAGGTTTTTTGAATTTTTAAATTTGTATATTTAAAGTCATCCACTCCGTAAGAAGAACGAGCCCCTACGTTTTGTTCATAGTGTTTCCAAGCGACATCAAAATTAAACATAAAAGGTTTTAGCTCCTCCCACCAAACATCAATATTACGTGGAGTAGCAAAAAATTGTTGATCTTGTTTGTGTAGAATAGAAGATTTTTCAGAGCCTATTCTATTAAGTGTATTATTAAATTTATCCTGCTCCTCATATAAATTTATGGCTTTATTACATTCTTCTTGAGTAATATAGTTATCATATACACCTATAAAATTATCTATATTAACTGTTTTTTCATTCATTTTCGATCTTTCATTCATTATAAAAGTGATATATAAGGCATTATATGCTACAAAAATTAAATTTCAAGGCTGGGTTTAATAAGCAAGACACTGAATCAGGAGCCGAAGGTCAATGGACTGATGGTGATAATGTAAGATTTAGATATGGTTTACCAGAAAAAATAGGTGGCTGGTTACAGTTAACCGCAGCTAATAAAACTTTACCAGGCGCAGCTAGGGCTCAAGTGGCCTTTACTAGTTTTAATGGAGAGAAGTATGCGGCCATTGGAACATCACAAGGTTTGTTTTTATATTACGGAAATGATTTTTATGATATCAGTCCGTTAGATACAGCAATCACAGGATGTACGTTAACAACAGTTAACGGATCAAATGTTTTACAAATTAATAAAGGCTCTCATGGATTAGCGGTTGGTAGATACATAACTTTATCTTCTGTAACTGTTACTGGTGCTTCAGATTATACAGCAGCAGAATTAGAAGTAGCTTATGAAATTTTAACCGTGCCCGATATAGATAAATTTACTGTTCAGGCTGTGAGAAATGAAGGCGGTTCTGGAATGACTGCCGCTGGAGCAGCAACTGTTAATCCTTACGTAACCGTGGGACCAACCACTCAAACCACTGGATACGGATGGAGTACATCTACCTGGAACACTTCTACATGGGGAACAGCAAGAGCAACAAGTTCTGTGGTTTTAGATCCAGGGAACTGGAGTCTTGATAACTTCGGTGAAGTATTAGTGGCCACTGTATTTAACGGAGAGACTTTTACATGGAATGCTGGAGCATCGAATGCCAGAACGATCAGAGCTTCTAAAACAACTTCAAACTTTCAAACCACTAATAATCCGACTGCTAGTAGAATGACTTTAGTATCTGATAGAGATAGACATCTATTTCACTTTGGAACTGAAACAACCGTTGGAACACCAGCTACACAAGACCCCATGTTTGTAAGATTTTCCAATCAAGAAGATTTAAATACTTATTTACCCACAGCTACCAATACCGCAGGTACTTTTAGATTAGATACGGGTAATGAGATAAGAGTGGCTATTCAAGGTAAAGATTATGTTTTTGTAATTACAGATTTAGCCGCATATGTTGTTCAGTTTGTTGGACCACCATTTACATTTTCAGTTAGACAAGTGGGTACAAATTGTGGATGCATAGGTCAACACGCAGCAGCCTATGTTAATGGAGCTGTGTTTTGGATGGGAACTCAAGGAGGATTCTTTGCGTATGATGGAACAGTTAAATCTTTGCCATCTTTAGTAGAGGATTTTGTTTTTACAACTGATGGAGATAATTTAGGATTAAATTTTGGATCTAGTGATGTGGTGTTTGCAGGTGCTAATAATTTATATACAGAAGTTAACTGGTTTTATCCAAAATCTGGATCTGATCAAATTGATAGATGTGTTACATATAATTATTCAGAAAATTGTTGGACCACCTCTACATTAGATAGAACAACTTACCAAGATCAAGGAGTTTTTGATTTACCATATGCCACCGATTATGGTGATACCTTAACTCCAGTATTCCCAGATATTTTAGGAATAACAGGTCTTCATGGTGCTTCTATTTATTATGAACATGAAACTGGAACTGATCAAGTTAATAGTACAGCGACAACTGCTATACCAGCATTTATTAGATCAGGGGATTATGACATAACCTCTAGAAGAAGTGCCCTAGGCCAAACAACTGGTGTGGCTGATTACAGAGGAGATGGAGAATTTATTATGTCGGTTAAAAGATTTATACCTGATTTTAAATATCAAGAAGGAAGCGCTAAAATAACCCTATTCGTTAGTGATTTTCCCGATGATACTCCAGTAAGTTCTCCTCTTGGACCCTTTACAGTTACAACAACAACTGATAAGGTAGATACTCGAGCAAGAGGAAGATTAGTATCTCTTAAAATAGAAAACGAATCTGTAGGAGAAACATGGAGATATGGAACTCTTAGATTAGACGCTCAACCAGATGGAAGAAGATAATGGCAAATACTTTATTTGATTTAGCACAACAATATTTACAACAAGGTTTACCTGATATAACAGGTATCTTTCCACCACCAGTAGCAACTACACAACCAGTAGCTCCTATGTTACCAGTGATGCCCATATCACAACAACCCGCTGGTATAGAAACATTGTTTCCAACAGAAAAAGCATCTCCTAGAGATGACTTCCCTGGAGGAGGAGGCCCGTTTGGTGATTTAGATATGAGTGATAAAAAAACTATAACTAGAAATGTTTATACTGAAATTGGTCCTAATAAATATGGATTTGTTCCAACCGAAATAGATGCATTTAGAAATATGAGAACAGGAGCGTATCAAACTGCAGATGGTAAAAATGTAGATGCAACCTTTACTGATATCCCTGGAGGAGTTTTAAACATAATGTCTAATGTTTTTGATCCAAAACCAGAATTTTTTGCAGAATATCCACTTGGTAAAATAGAGGGAGCTTATACAAATTTAGCTAGTCTATTAAAGGGTGAAAGAAATCCTACTAATTTAATAACAGCAGCAAGACAAAGATTAATAGATCGAGGCTCACGAATTACAGAAGACTTTGAAGGTGCGGGAGAATTTCCTACTGAAAAGACTCCTATCACAACAGGGAGTTTTGAATTTGAAGATCAATCTTATGAAGGTGGAAAAGGAGGATCAGGAGGACGAACAGGACCAGGTGATATGGATAAAGGAGTTGGTGGTCAAAGCATGGGACCTGGAGGACCTGGAGGACCAAGACAAGTGTAATAAAATATTATGGCCAAGATAACTAACTACATACCTGAACCTAAACCAGAGTATGAGGTGGATAATCAAAGACAAATTATAGAATCTTTAACCACCATGAAACAACAACTTAATTTTTCTTTTCAACAAGATTTAAAGAACGAACAAGACGCTTTTAATTATTTCATGTCATGACAATACAATATAAGAACCAGGGTTTTAAACAAGCTGATGTAAATAAAGCTACAGTGCTTACTTGTCCTAGTGATGGAGCAATCATAGTTAAAAGTATATATTGTGTAAACAATGATGCATCATCAGGTATTTTGGTAAATATGAATTTAGTTGATTCATCTGATTCAAACACTGAATATGAATTTTTTAGAGATGAGGTAGCGGCTAAATCACAAGTAAATGCCACACCTCAAAGCTTGAATTTAGAAGCAGGTGATGCTATAACAGTGCAAGCAGCAACAGGTAGTAATACGATACAAGGTGCCATAAGTTATGCTTTAATAAACAGAGAGAATGAAAACGGATAATATTATAAAGATAGATTGTACGACTAT